AACAATTAAAAAATGGCACATCTAGAGAAAAACGAAAACCAACTGTAGGTTCCTGCAACCATACTTGGTATATGCGAGAGCCAGGAATTATGTGTACAAAATGTGGACTAATCTGGGAAAAGGGTATGGATGAGTAGAACAATAGTGTGTCCTGTCTGTAAGAAAGAATGGGACTTTAGAGTAGGATTTGCTCACGAAAGTCTATACAAGCATATGAAGGTTTGTAAACCATAGTGCCCGTGTAGGGCATAAGGTGGTTTAATGGCCTCTATTTTGCGCCGAACTTTAAAGACTTTTTTGCGCCGACTGGTATAATCATATTATGAATGTATATTGGTTTGGTCGCCATACCGACAAAGATTTAGGATATATATCAGACTTACTTGAAGATTCTGGGTTTTATGGATGGCTTCTACCTTACGCCGTGGGAGTTCCAGATCCGTTTACTAGAATAGCGAGATCTCTTAAAACAAATCAAAAGTTAAAGTATCTGGTTGCAGTTCGGCCATATACTATTTCTCCTCAGTATCTATTGGCAATTTCAAAATCATTAGACCTGATACAAGAAGACAGGGTTAGAATTAATTTTGTTCCTGGTTTAACTGATGGGGAAGAGTCTTTTGGAGGAGTCTTTTCAGATGTTAATGATTCCACATCCTTTGAGGATAGAAAAAAGTTTTTTTGTTCCTACCTTGAAAAGTTTAAAGACTGGGATGTAAAAAAGCCCTATACATATGTTTCTGGAATGAAAGATAGCATTTGCCCAAATATGGACAGTCTTGCAGATGCAAATATTGTTAATTATGGCAGACTGGTAAGTGGTACGCTTGATACTTCAGATAAAACAAAGATATTATTTTTTATTGTTCGTGACATTGAATCATTTAGAACAATAATTAAACATATAAAAGAAAATGGATATAATAATATTATGATTCATGTAAACGGAGATGAACTTTTTGATTTAGCGCTAAAGGTATTTGAAGAGGTAAAAAATATGAAATTAAACGAAAACCTTTTGTGATATAATTATAAATATGAAAGAACTTATCGAAAGCCAAAAAGTGTACTTAGACAAAGATCTTTGGTACATACCTAATTTTTTAACTGAAGAAGAGTCCGCCGAATTAAGGAAACATTGCGATGAGCCTAATGGCTGGTATATAACCTCTCGATCACCTTCAATAAGAAACAAATTTATTGGTATAAAACACGATATTCATCCACAAGGAACCGTGTGTCCTACAAGAGGAATCGATCTAAGTCTAAGTGCAGTATTCCCAACAGATAAAGATGAACAGCACAAAGACCCCATATTTTGGCAAGATGGTGGTCTATTAGATAGACTCTCAATGGCTTTGCCAGATCATTTATTAAAAAACACAACCCTTCAATCTTTTTGGCCATTTAAAGAAGGGGTTGATAAGTATGGTGCATTTGAGTGGCATCATGAAAAAGGGAACCCAGGGCAAATAGATGATGGACTAACAGGGGCGTGGTCTTTATATTTAAATAATGATTTTGTTGGAGGAGAATTGCTATTTAAATATAAGCCAGACATCATTATTAAGCCAGAACCTGGAATGCTTGTCAATATACCAATAACAAAAGAATTTACTCATAAAGTTACCCCTGTAACTTCTGGCATAAGACATACACTTTATGGCATTTGTTATGATAGTTTTGATAGTGATCGGACTATCTCTAGCGGAGACAACTGCTAAATCGTTAATTTGAACTATGATATAATCGATATATGGAAAAACATAAGTGCTTTTTTTGCGATAAAGAAGCGACACATTACGATGTCGTTGTAGATCACGCTGACTATGTTGTCGCTGATGTTTGTTTCCAGCACCTTTCTATGGGCCTTGTATCATAGATGACCAAGAGAATACTTAATGATGGTTCAGAGGCTGAGTCATTTGATAAGCCAGTTGATTTAATTATTCATACTAAATCCCCTGGAAAATGGAAGTTAGTTGACCTGGAAACAGGCGAAGAGTACCTTGGATCTGAAATAGGTACTGATTTTGCAGAAATATTAAGAGAAAAAGTAAAGATAAATAAAATAGGCACTTGGGTAAAGACCAAGGGCAAGCAAATTGACTAAACCCTGACTTTAAGGTATACTGGATATATGAACCAATTTATGGAAAACTATGCCTCATGGGTGCTTGCCGTCATAGGAGTCTCAGGTATATTTTTTGTTGGCCGTAAAAATTTTCTTGGCTGGTACATTCTTTTATTCAATGAAACTTTGTGGATAGTTTATGCTGTTGCTACTAAACAGTATGGGTTTATATTCTCTGCTCTCGCATATGCAGCAGTATATGTTCAATCACATAGACACTGGAAGGCTTTAGATTCAGAAAAGTTATCTTGGAGGAGTTTTGCCAAGTTGGTCTGGGACCGCAATGATTAACATGGAGATTCCTGATCCATTCCAAACCTTTGTAGCCAAGAAGTATGCTAACGCTAAGGGTTTAGTGTATGACTTCTTTGCTAAGGAGTGGTACCTTAAGACTGCTTGCTGTGGTGAAGAATTATATGCCCCGAATAAAAAGACAATGACCAAAATCCGTTTATACCATACAAGAAATGAGTGCACTGGTGGATACTGAACAAACCTTTGATCAAGAGTTTACTGTTGAAGACATTACGAAGGCCATAGTTAATCAGGCTAGGGCTGATGTTAAGTCTAAGTTTGGCAATAAGAAACGGCATAGACAATGAAGAATGAATGTGAAAAGTGTGAAATGCACTACAAGGATCCTTTGTTTTGGGACTATCATCAGACTATGAGTGACTATAAAATATGGTGCACTAAAAAATTATAGTTTATTTTTCAAACTGAGATGGCTCACTAAACATATCCTTTAAAATATATTCATAAACTTCTGGAAATGATTCATCACCTGTAGACAAATATTCAAAATCCATAGTATTTAGATCTGGACTTTTTGTCCATTTTCTGGTTGCCATTCTATGAAATTTTACATCATCTACCTCTGTTCCACCAATATCAAACAAGTTTCCATACATTGTTCTGATTGAAACTTTTGATTGAATAACTGTAGATAGTTTTTGTTTATTTAATTCAATGGGCACATGAATTGCATAATCAAGCGGGTTTTCAATTCCAGCATCTTTTAAAATATTATTTGTATTAATAAGTAATGAAGTATAATAAGAACTTTTTGCATTGTCTGTAAATATTTCTACCTTTTTTTGAAAACTTCCACCGTGATATGTGTTGATCTTATTTATTGGCTTGATGATATAGAAGTCATCATTCATCAGTACAAAATCTTCTGGTATCCTTTTGCAATTAACAATAGTGTTTAAACTGTTTACCACATTTTCATATTTGTCTTGGCTTTGATCAGATTTTATATAATTTCCAACATACCAAGAAGGCTTTCCTCCAACAATCCAGATATTAGGATTATCTGTGTTTTTTACAACTGATCTTATTGAGTACCTTAACTCTTCATTGCTTCCAGGCCTACACAAATATACAAAGTTCATATTATGATTATACCAGTGGTTGACTTTTGATGCTTATTGGTGTATTATAGAATATATGAAAGAACCAAAAATTATGCGAATGGACTGGAAAGCATTAGGATATGAAAGGATTTATGTAGATGGCAAAATCAGATGGGTACCTCAAAAAGATTACCAAGCACCAGAGAACAAAGATACTTCCTCTTAGATGGATAGGTAATCTATGTGGTGAGATTGCTGGCAACAGTGTAGTTAAAGCATTTGCCTTACAAGATCAAGAAAACTTTGGATACCGTTTTAAATTTCATAGTAAGGTTTGGCATTATCTAAATAAGCCTTATTCTTGGTGGGGAACATACTACGAAATAGATTTATAATAATTGGCCCTATCGTCTATCGGTTAGGACAACGCCCTTTCACGGCGTAAAGACGGGTTCGATTCCCGTTGGGGCTACTTGACAGATAGCGTTTAAAAAGGTATAATGGATATATGAGCATAGACGAAATGGCACTAAGAGAAGAAATAGCAAGGGAGATTGAAGCCCTTCCTATTGAACCAGCAGTAACAAATGCACTAGGTATGCGTCTTGCTGCTGCACATATAGCAAGAGGGAAAGATAACTATATGACTAAACTAATGGAAAGAATGGTGGACTTTGAATGATTAATTTATTATTAATAATCCCTGCTTTTATTGCAGGCTATGTAGCGTGTTATTTTATTATGACATATAAGGTTAATCAAGATTAAGCCTCCAGCATACATATTTGATGTAGATGGAACCCTTGCCAATGTAGATCCCTATCTACACCTTGTTCGTGGCTCTAATAGGGACTACGATGCCTTTCATGAGGCTTCTATAGATGCCCTGCCAAACATAGAGGTAGTAGAAATGTTAAACAATGCTGTCTCAGATCAGCGCTCAATCTTAGTGGTTACCTCTCGTAAAGAAAAATATCGTGGTCTAACCTCTATGTGGCTTGCAAAAAATAACATTAGATCCCACGGACTATTTATGAGGGCAGATGATGACAACAGGCCAGACTATGAAGCAAAGAAAGATATGCTTAATAAGATAACTAAACTATGGGATGTTGTTCACGCTGTAGATGATAATCCAAATGTAATAAAGTTGTGGGAAGATCATAATATTCCTACAACAAAGATAGGAACTTGGGACGGTAAAAAGAATTGACTTACACTATAGAGAATGGTATGATTAGTATATGAAAAAATCAAATAATAAAGTATCTCAGCATAAAATCAAAAGAGCAAATAAGAATAAGAAAAGAATACAAGATAAAACTCATCTATCAAAATTTGAGCGTAAGCAGGAATTTATAAGGCAACAAATAATTTCTGGAGCATTGTCAGTAATTAATCCGTAGAAAGGCAGGTTTATTTTATGGTACATCCTGATGATTTAAAGCAAATATCAAAAGATTTAAAAAGATATATTATTAAAGAACATATGAAAACATATTATCACTGGACAGTGGGATTGCTTTCTTTTGTTATTGGAATTCTTTTTGGATTATTAATTAAATAAGGACTAGCACCAGTAGCCAAGTTGGTTAAGGCACCGAACTCATAATTCGGCTATCGTAGGTTCAAGTCCTACCTGGTGTACAATATCTCTGTAACTCAGTGGAAGAGTGACACCCTTCTAAGGTGTAGGTCGTAGGTTCGAATCCTACCAGGGATGCTTTATTTCTTAGGATGCTTTACTTCGTATGGTGCAATTTTAGACTTGATGCGACCATCTTTATATAATCTTACGATCCATCCATCTTTGATCTGAATTGGATTAAAGGCTGTTGCTTTTTTCTTTGGCATAATTAGTCCTTAAATAAACTAGTAATTCGTGTATCTTTTGAATAATCTTTTGCATCTTCTCTTATTGAAGTAAACAAAGATTTTGTGACTGGCACACAATTAGGAACTGGGTTACCATCTGCTCCTGGCTTCATACCTCTTTGTACATAACCTTCCCAGCACGGGTCAGCCTTTCCAATTGATGAGTCATACATAGCCATAGCAACCTCTGAGTCGGTCTCTGAAGAGCATATTGGGCAGTCTGGGCAGTCTACATTAAGTTCTTTGCAGGTCTCACAGTCGCAGCCTTGGTAAGTGCTTGTTGGCATCATTGAATCATCTATCATTATATTAGTATATCATATTAACCAGCAAGCCTATTATGAGTCCTGATCCTGTGGCAGTTGGCACAAACCACCTCACACTTTTCAATTTCTTTCTTTATAGCCTTCCAAGAAAACCCATCGTGGATCATCCTTGATACATTATATTTCTTGTCTCTTATGTGGTCAAAATCTAAAATAATATGGTTGCCGATACCACAGTCTACGCAGCCAGAATCCTCTTTTATCTTAGCAAGCATCTTCTTATACTGCTGCTTATTATAACTTTCCAACTCTTTGTCAGTCATTGATATTATTATACCGCCAAATGTTAGGTCCCACACAGGCAATTCACCTGACTTGCGCCACGGTCTCTATCCAATGGGTAACTAATCCATCACTAAGGTCCTGTGTGGGACTATAATATTATATCAGTTAATTTCCAGAACTTATCTCAGATATTTTTTCTCTAGCAAGGATTAGTGCAGGACCAGACAGTGGTGCATATCCTAGCCTAACTGCATCCTTTGTACAATTTGCTATTGAAAAGGATAGGAACTCTTTAACTGCAGTATTTTTAGGAGTTTTTTCTTTAAAGGCTATGATATAACTAAAGGCAGATAGGTTATATGCTAATGGGTTTGGGTTATTATAATTAGCATTAATAATCCCGTTATCTCCCCGCTGGAAATTACTAAGAAATTGAGATGCTGACTTTGCGCTTGGTTTTATAAATTTCCCTGCTGAGTTTTCTATCAAAGCAACCTTTAAACCAGACGCATAAGATAATTCTGCGTATGTTATTACACCATTCATCTGTCTTGTAAGCATTACAACACCGTGAGATCCTGATCCTGCTTGTGCTGTTATTGGAATTGTTCCTGGGAATGCAGCCTTAAAATCTTTATTTCCTGGCTTTTTCCAAATATTAGGATTCACCGCATTAAAATACTCAGTAAATATTTGAGAGGTTCCTGACCCATCTGCTCTAAATGCAATTTTTAATGGTGTAGATGGAATCTTTGGCTTTATGTTTTTGATAGTATTGTCTTTAACTATTTCTTTATGGTTCCATTTTGTTATCTGTCCCGCAAAAATTTTAGCAAGTGTAGGCTTACTGAGTTGTATTGGCTTATTGTATCCATCAAGACGGTACATTATTGCAATTGGGCCAGCAATGAATGGCACATAAACATATCCCTCTGGTTGTTGCTCACCTGAAGCAAATGGAGTATCACTACCAGCAAAATTTATTATTTTATTGGACAGTTGGTTTCTTCCTGCCCCAGATCCAAGTGATGAATATGTTACTGTATTTCCTGTTGATTTTGCATAAGTGATACGACATGCGTCAAGGTAGTTTGCTATAAAGGAAGATCCACTACCAGTAATTTGATCTGAAGCGGATGCTGATGGAATAAAAATAAATGACGCAGCGAGTGCTGCGATGAGCGATAGTTTAAGTTTCATAGTTATAGTATATCTAACAATTCTATAAAGTTTTGTTATAAGTGGTAAACAAATAAGGAACTTTAGATGAATAATGAGCAGTTTATAGACGACTGCTCAGGTCTATTAGCCACGAAGGTTCAACTCCTGCTAACTCTCTTCTCATAAGAGCATCCGTTGTAAAACCTTTTAAAGTCTCATAGCGGAATGTTATCTATTATACTACTTAATTTTAATAGATTTAGGCTTCTTATCTTCAGGAACAATTCGTACTACATGAACATGTAGCATGCCATCCTTTAGTTCTGCAGAAGTTACTTCCATATACTCTCCCAAGGCAAAAGATCTTACGAACTTTCTTCCTGCGATACCCTTATGAACTACTTCTGCATCTGTAACCTCAACAATATCACCCTTAATAATGAGTGTTCCATTGTCTACGGACACATCAATATCTTCCTTAGAAAACCCAGCAACAGCCAGTGAAATCTTATATGTATCTTCATCTAGTTTGATAAGATCATATGGAGGATATGATTGTGAGTTTGTTTTATGTGCAGTGTTTAGGCGATTTAACTCTCTGTTAAAGCCAATAAAAAAAGGATCATTGAATAGATCCATAGCATACTTTGTTACCATTTTATTCCCCTTTCAAGCGAATAAGTTAATTCCCCCCTATTGGGCAGGTATAAATATTATAGCATAGAAAAGCAGGCCTGTCAAATAACAAGCCTGCTAATCTTATTCTATATGTTATAGAGTGTTTGTGTGAGGCTTAGATCCGCCACCGCCACGAGTAGACTTCTTTGCAGGAGCCTTCTTAGCAGCCTTCTTGACTACCTTAGCAGACTTAACTGCCTTGTCTACATCTTCTACAGATGGCATTCTGCCAAACGCTGTGTCTGATGGATTGGCTGCTCTCAAAATTACTGGCACAAGTGCGCCAAGAAGTGAGTATGCCAATGTTTGTGGATCTGTTACTCCAGATGCATACAACGCTGTTGCTGCTCCAAGAACTGATCTTCCGTATGATGCTAGTACTGCTTTCATTTGTTCATTCATTTTATTCCTCCTAGGATATGAATTTAGTTAGTGCTGTAAAACCAATCCATAGACCAATAATTCCTGCGACTCCCGCAAAAACTGGTGGTGCTGGGACTGGTAATTTGAATGCTGCGAAGATTACGCCACATCCAAAACCTGTTAGTGTTGATAGTATAATGTCTTTCATTTCATACCCCTCGCTTGACTATAATGTAAATCACAAAGATCTACAATCTTACTTTCACTACTCGCCCATA